AAGTTAACTCCAGGATTATCAATTCTGTTGGAATACAACTCAAGATTGGCAGTATCCAGATTGATGTATGGAGAAACGTAGCTGCTCTCAGAGTTAAACTCAATGCCTAGAGTGAACGACTTGCTGCGTGGCAGGTCTGTAGTTCTTGCATCCTCATTAACCTTGGAAGCAATCAGTCTTGGTGTTCTGAGTTCGTTGATAGTATTGATACCAACTGGTTCATATCCCTGATCAAGGAAGGAAACTTCAGTTCCGTTAATGCTAGTTCCAGAAACGGTTCTGACTCTAGCAGAGGCACTTGTTTTGTCTCCAGGTGTCGTAATTTCGAAGTTAGGTGCAATGTAGTTGAACTGAACGTTCTGAGTTGCTTCAGCAAGACTTCCACCAACCAAAGAGTTTGTGTTGAAGGAAAGTTGTGGTTCTTGGTTAGCAGCATCATCAGTATTTCTATTAGATCTATCGATCTGGATGTAGTATCCATCGATAGTTCTCTCAACAGAACCCATATCGTGGGTCTTATTGATTCTTCTCAAAGAAATACCATTTAACTCATACTTAAGTGCCTGATCATTTGTGTTATGAGCAATTGTCAGTGTGTTATCAACACCCCTTTCAAGAACACCAACACTTCCAACACCAACGGAATCATAAGCAATGATTTCATCGTTAAGGATTAGATATCCAGTGTTGGCAGCACCAACGGCAATACCCTCAAATGTTTCCAGACCAGTAGTGCTTCCAAGAGAGATGATGGTGTCATCTACACCCAGATTAGCAGAAAGGAGGTTGATTGGAGTGTTTGGTCTAATCTTGGAAAGTGTTACCTTGTTATTGTCGGCATACATTCCATGGTTGTAGTGATCGACGAAGAACCAAGAACCGTCTGTAGTTTCACCAGAAGTAGCTGTGCTGGATACAACATCGACACCAGCATATCCAATGGTTCCACTGTTGTCATAGTAGGAAAGACCAGCACCAACGGTCATCTCTTCACCCTGAACATTAGTCAGGTAAAGTGTATCTACACCCCAGAGACTATCAACAGTAATAACAGCACCGTCACCAAATCCACCCATATCAGCAGTGGTGAGACCAACGGTGTCACCAACAACATATCCAGAACCAGAAGAGGCAACAGAAACAGCAGTTACGTTGCTGATTCCAGATCCAACGGTAACAGTCAGTTCGAGACCACTTCCATTGCTGTTGATATTGAAGGTAGAAACTGGATTGGAAGGTGTTCCATAACCACTTCCACCAGTGAAGATGCCAGCACCACCAACGGCAAGGGGACCACCTTGTTGCTCAACAAATCCAAAGTTGTAAGACTTGGACGCAGAGGTTACTTTTCTTCCGATCGCAAGTGTGCTGATACCAGCAGCACCGTTGGAGAATGTTTCAATACCAACTGTCAGTTTTCTTGGGAAGGTCTCGATTGGATCTTCACCAAGTCTTCTAGAACCACTATTGCTGATGTCGAGTTTTGGATTATAGAAGTATGCTGTTCCGTTAGTAGAAGTAAAGTCAGCACGATACAGTTTGAAGGTCATGTCCTCATACTGAGAGGCACTCCAAATAGATCCGTTCTGAGACTTAAAGAGTGAACCCATCGAGTACTGAGTCGCATAAACGACACCAGTAGCAGCAGGAAGTTGACTGGAGTTTACAGTCTTCTTACCCATTTCAGCAACCCAAACTTCATACTGATCTGTATCAGCAAGAAGGACAATCGCATATTCCAAGTTTGGTTCCAAATAGATTGGAGATGGGAACTTGATATTAGTAGCAATAGAAGCGTTTGTAGATGTTGTGATATCTTCTGGTTTTACAAGGACTCTAGCATCAGGAGAAACTAGAGTTGTAGTAGGAGTTCCCAACTCCATTGTGCGAAGTTGAAGTTCTACGGGGATATTTCCTGAATCTTTGTTTGCAAAATAAACATCTACGGAAGTAATGAATGCACCCTCGTTTTCAACCAAGAAGGACTGTGCCAGAGGATCATAGAAAATAGCATTAACTCTCTGTCTTACGATTGTTCTACCATTTGCAGTGTAATTAGTCTCTGCAGTAGAGATTAGTTTACTTCCTGGCAGTGGATCGGCATTAGTAGCACTATTAGTCAGTTTATATTCTTTAGTGCCTGTTGTAATTCTTACGGTTGGTGTTGGGAATCCATTTGGGTTTCTGATGAAGAAGCATCCAAGCAGATCACCACCATTATCACTTACCAGTCTAAGATTAGATACATCTGCTTGAGCACCACTACCTAAACCTTTCAATCTTACACCAACTTCAATTCTTCCAGAATAAGCACCCTGAGCCTGTGCTGCCATGGCAATAGTATCTACGTTAAGAACTGTAGATGCAAGGGAGTACTGGGTTGGGAGTGTAGTTGTATTATCGTAAGGATTAATTGTGTAAGCTATCGTAGGATTAGAGAAAGATCCAGTCTTATGATCGGGTCTAGCAAGTCTAAATCTGATAATTTCAACACCATTAATGGATCCAACAACCGTTTCACCTACATTGAATACACCAGTTACATTTTCAACTTCAATAAGTTTTGGTACGAAATCAACAGCACCATTTCCATCAAGGAACTGATAGTATCTTGTATATGGTTTGAGACCGACAGCATTGAAATGGACATTTCTAGATCTCATGAATCTGTCTGCTGTGTTAGACAGAGTTCTTACAATAGTACCAGAAGAACCCCTTCTATTTGGATCGGGGATTCTAACTGTTCCACCACTTGGAGCCCAGATATTTCTGACCCAGAAATCGGACTTAGGTGTGAGTTCAACACTACCGTTGTAAAGAACAACGTTGAATGGGTTTACATTTTCTACCTTAGTAGCATGTGGTTGATTCAGATACTCTGTTTCTGTATACTTCAGAGTTACCAGTTTTCCAGTCTTCTGTACATTCTGGTCTAAGAGATCATAATTTACAGATAAGTCAATCTCGTTGTCAGGAACACTTGTCTGAGAAGCAAGAAGACCCGTAAGTGTCGTAGCATCAAGGAATGGTCTCAGGACACCATCCTGGGGAAGCATTACAGATCTGGGATCAATAAAATCACCATTTCTGAAGTTATCTACAAAGAAACCAGACTTAAATCTAGAAAGACCAGTTGCGTCTTGAACTTGTAGTGACTGAGTTTCAAGTTCGAGAAGATTGAGAGAGGTCAACTCTTCAAGAGTTTCAATTCTATCCTCAAGTCTTCCAATGTCACGCATAGTATATCTTCTGTTGTCAACACTGGTAATGGTTACAGTATTGACATCATAGAGATATGCAGGCAACTCTAGAGTTGCTAAAAGCATTACATCTCCAGTCTTTTCAGGTGCTTTTGGTTCTCTATCGGGAACACCTTCAACATAAACAAAGTTGCCAAGTTTATCAAGATAAAGTCTATCGATTCTTGGTACGTAGAAAGTATATCCAACGATAGAACTTTCGTTGGCAGCAAGCAACAGTTTTGGTTGATCCGTAAATGTTCTCGATTTGAAATCAAATGGAGATGCTGTTGCTGTAGATGGATCAAAGACAGCAACTCTAGGTCTAAAGTCTAATGTATCAGATGCTCTCTGGTTGTTCTTACCAATAGAAGGAATATCATTGGCAAATCTTTCAGCATCATAACTGTCTACGGTAAAGATATCACCCTCATCGTTAGAAGGAACAGTGTAGTTATCATATACGATGTACAGTTTTCTATTTGGTTCAGCATACCCATCATTTCTAACTAAACGAGCATAATCATAATACTGATTCTTCTGACCCTTATCTAAGGTAAATCTTGTAGTGACATCAGTATATCTTCCAGGTGTAATAGAAGAAATCTGAGCAATTACATTAGATTCTTGGAAGGAAACGTTTTCCTGGGCAGCAAATTTATTCTCGTTTAAGTAAACAAAAGTAATTTGGTTTGCTGCCTTTGTAATCACCTTAGCAACAGCACCAGAGCTAGATCCAATTAAGTTTTCACCAAGGATTACACTGTCATTAATGTCCGCATTTGCAAAGAAGATGAGAGTATCAAGAGTTACAGAAGTTTCGTCAAGTGCTTGATAAACAGCAAAGACATTAGCAACATCAGGATAGTTCAGGCAGATCTCTTTATCCTGAACTCTGAGACCGTAGTATGGACTCTTTGTGAGACCATCATTAACACTATTATTCCCGTTAGTGCCAGAACTGCTGTACTTAGATCTAGTTACTTCCAGAGTTCTTACTCTATTGTAAACCTTTTGCTTATTCTGTACAGAAGTTTTTCTAACAGTTGCAGTAACAACAACGTTAGACTGACTTGCTCTGAGACCATTAATGGTTACTACATTGGAAGAAATGGATACCTGATGATCACGAAGAGGTTCAACATATCCATCACTGTAAATAACAGAGTATCTTTCTTCGTCAAATGCTTCGAATAAGATATCAGTCAAACCACTGATATCGGATGCTGCCAGTGTCAGGACACCACTGGAATTTGTCGTCTTTCCAGTTGCTTGAACAACTGCTTTGAGATCAGATCCAGTAAAGTCAACGGTAGCAATATTCCCATCATCCAGGGGAGCATAAAGGAAACCTTGCTCCTCATCTCTAATCTTTGCTCTACCCCTCTTAAATTGAACGGTGGTGGTGGAACTTGGAAGTTGACCATCACAAACACCATCAACACTAACAACAGCAGATAGGTTCATCTTGAGACCATCTGCGGTAATAGAACTTACTCTATTGAAAGTTGCGGTAGAGAATCCAGGTCTTTGATACTTAACAATATCTCCAACTTTAAAGTTAAGGAAATTATTTCCAGCAGAGGTAGTTACACCTGCGTTATTAATAGTGATTGTATCAGCAACACTGAATCCAGTAGGAACAACAAAATCTAAACTTGTATCACCTTGGAAATCTGTTGTATATCCAGACAGAGCACTGCTGTCCTGCCATACCATCTTGATATCACCAGCACCGTATTGCTTGACGTTGTTGACGGTTCTAGGTGTCGTAGAAATACCATTAATGCTAATGGACTCACCCTGAATAAAAGATCCAGCAGTTTGTCTTAGGAAAACTTCAGACTTTCCAGATCCAACAGTGGTAGCATATCCAGTTGCTCCACTGCTGAGACCTTTAATGTATGCGGTGTCTGGAAGATCACCAGCACTAAGAGTGGAGTTCAGTTCCAGTCTAGTATAGGTCTGGATGTCATACAGGTAGCAGTCGTAAATTGTAGAGTTAGTAAGAGCAATACTTACTTGAGACTCTGGTTTTACAGTATAAACTCTTGCTTCACCAATTTGAGTTCCAATACCAGCACCAGTATTATTTCTTCTCTGATCGTAAAGTTGAACAGCATCCTTAAACTTAGGAATACCAACAACGTGATTAAGTTTGACGAGGTTACCCATCTCAAAGTCAACGGAAGAAGATGGGACTTCCTTTGTCTGTCTAGTTTTATTAACATCAAGAATGGTAGTTCCATTCTTCTCTACATCATATCCCTTGACATAAGCAAGACCAGGACCAACCTTGAGACATGCTAAGTCGTCACTAGGGAGGTTTCCTTGGGATGTGGACTGAGTGCCAAAATACAATCCATCATTGCCGAGCCTGTCATTAAGAGAATTGAAGATTCCATACTCAAAATCTTCTACAGAGTAGTCACCAGACTCATCGTAAGTTCTCTTAGCAAGATAGTCACGAATGATGCTGTAGTCAGTGCTCTTGACAATTTTTCTGATTTGACCATTCTCAACTCTCAGTAACTCAATGAAGTTTACGTCCGTCGTATCGGATGTAGTCTTTTTACCGAGAACGAGTCTAATCTTTAATCTATCTGCACCAGGAGCAGTGTAATTCGAGAATCCTTTTGCATTATCATACAGAGAGGAATCGTCCTTTGCTGTAGCAATGGTCTCGGAAATTACTAAACCAACCCTGTAAGTTGGTTGATTGGTATATTGATCTAAAAGAACAGTTTGCTTATCTACTTTTACAAATGTTCCCCTAAGGAACATGATGCCAGCACCGATATGAGCTGCGGAACCGATGGATGTGGCATTTTCAGAAATACAGGTAGCAAAAGTATTTCCTGTGGGAATTGTAGTATTTCCGTAGTCTACTGCTTCTAGTGTCTCTAAGTTCTCACCATCACTAAAAGAAGCAAGAGCATTATTGGTGAGACCAGAGTCAATGTACTTAACGTATAAAGTTACATTATCTCTTTCGGATTCGGACTGAGAAAGAACATACTGAACTTGAGCAGTTACACCAGATTCCTGACCAACAATCCTCTTCCCAACGAAATTGTTGATGTATACACTTACGTCTGTGCCAAGGTGCGTCGAGTTAATCTCAACTGCATAATATTGATCGTCATATACAACATTACCAGGAACAACAATAGAACCTTCTTTAAAAATATGACTACCAAAACTTTCGATTTGGTTTTGTAAAATCGACTGTAAGGTTGTTAGTTCTCTAGCCTGAATTGGGAATCCAGGCTTAAACAGCACACGATAATAATCCTTGTTAGGATCAAAATCATCATAGTAGGGATTGACGTTGAGATTAGTCTGCTGTGGCATTTTATTAGAACTCTAATACGATTTTAACGTCTTCCTTCTGTCTCTCGTTTCTAGTTACAGAAGGTCTATTGTCAAGGTAGATGATTTCCCCTTTCCTCTTATTTATTTCTGGATTTGCAAGACCATCTGTGAAGTTGACACCAAGATTAACTACCCTACCACTTGCGAGAGTGGTAGTAACTCCACTGAAGTTCTGATCGACGTTAACACTGAAAGAACCACCAGTCTTCTCAATTGGATTGGAACTAGAAGTAAACTGAATGATTGGAGATCTTGTTCTAACGTCGATAGCATCAGTCTCATCACCAGTAGAAGAGTTATAGTAAAGACTTCTATCTTGATAGTATTTGATGATCTTGGTCTCTGTATCGTAAGAAGCAACGATACCTTTAGCAGTAGAACCTACACCAACGGTTTGCTGAATTTGATCACCAACAGAAAGGTCTTGAGCAGCACTCTGAGTCTCATACTTTACTGCATACAGAGAAGAGAACTGGTTGTCAGTAAATACTGTGTCAGAATTGAGAATGGTTGGATTCTTTACGATTCCTACCTGAGCAAATACAGTATCATCGGCAAAGTCATAAGAAGAATTATCAAATCTGGCATACATCAGAACTTTATCAGCACCAAGTTCTTTGTAAATATTGTATCCATGACCCTTTGATGGTGGAATGATTGGTGTCAATCTAGCAAAAGCAGATGTCGCTGTTTGAACACCAGCATTTTCACTAGAAAGATCAACTCTACCGAAGGAATAACCAGATCCACCAGAAGTAACTTGTGTCTCTGTAATTTGACCAAGGGAGTTAGTCGTTACCCTGACTTTTCCACCTTGACCATCACCGAGAATTGGGAATTCCTTAGCAGTGAACTGAGGATATCCCAAACCTGGTTCGTCGATAACAACAATCTTAATCTGGTTATTATTTACTTCAGAATTAGCATTATCTCTAACAGCTTGAATACCTGTGCTTGTGGTCGTCAACCAGTCATTTGGAACAGTAATGTACTCTGTAGAGTCAAACTTTACAATGTCACTTGGACTAATTGTGTAGAGATATTTCCACAGGTAACCATCACCACTGGTTCCTGCTCTACTTGGTTCAACATCGGTAAATGTTGGTTCATCAAGAGAAGCAGATGGGGTGGTAGAAATGCCAGCAGCAGTTCCGTTATCTAAGCAGATGTAGACACGGAACTCACTATTAACAACATAATAATTTGCGTCGTAAAGACGATTTGAATTAGTTACCTGTGCCTGATTTGTGGCATTGTAATCATGTCTATAATAATCATAAGTGGATCCTTGGACCCAACTTACCTTTCTAACCAGTCTTCTTGTGTTAGAAGAAGTAACACGTTTGCCAAAAAGCATCGTGTCATAAACATGATTAGAATAGTTGATACTATCAGTTGGAAAAGGAGGACCTCCAATATCATTCCAAGTAGAAGTCCTCCCATATCCAGATCCAGTAGGATTGGATAAACTCATAAAAGCATAATAAGAATTTGCCGTGTTTGCGACGGATGCCACAAAATTTTCGGCATTCAAAATCCTAAATTGATCTGTAATAATCGCAGACATTATTAGCCTTTGTTTTTTCTGTATTTATAAGGTGATTTTTACTGCTTGCTTAAAGCACCAGTAGATCTGAGACCAGCATCTCTTCTCTGGAATGTTGGGTATGTTGTCATACCAACCTCGAAAGAGTTGCCATCAACTTGAACACTGATTGGTTCATCGGATCTTGTAACACCAGAAAGTCTACCCCAAGAAATTCTTCCACATGGTTCATAATAAGTTCCAGTGGTGGCAATTCCAACTGTGTTTGTTGCTGGATCTACCTGGCATGTAAGAATACCAACAGTTCCAGAATACTGAGTGTAGTATGTTTCATAGATGTTATTCAGTTTATCGGTGGAAATACCAATTACGTTAGTAGTTCCAATTCCAACCGAAGTAGCAGAACCGACGATTGTCGTCAAACCAGTACCAACACCAGTATCAAAGACAAGAACACGATATCCAGAGGCAAGAGTTTGTCTTTCTGCCAGGGTAGAAACATCACGAAGATCAAGTTGGAAGGTAAGTCCGAGACCGCCAGGAGGAAGACTCATGTGATACTGAGATCCAATGCCAGAGGAATTAAGAACATATGCTCTTTCACCATCTTGCTTAATTGTCAGAGAGATGGAACCACCAACACCAATCGCAGATGTAGTACCAATTCCGATAGATGTGACACCAAATCCAGTAGAGAAGTCATATTCAAAGAGATTCAAACTATCTCCACCAAGAACAAGCATTTTTTCACCATCAGTACTGAAAGTGAAATCAGATGGAGCAGCATCTTCGGTTAGTGCCTGACTTGTATCGAAGGAAATACTTGTAATGTCATAAGCACTAGCCAGAGTGTAACTATAGAGAGTTGCAGTGTTTGGAGCAATCGTAACAATCTTGGTTCCAGTGTCAACAACTTCTAATCCACGGTGTCCTTGAGTTTGGTTAGAAACCGTAGTTGCAGTTTCAATACCAGCAGCACTATCACTGGTCAAATCCCAAGCAGAAGAGAGGTCAAACTGGTTTAACTGAGTAACGAAGGGTGCCTGAGCTCCTTTACCAAGTGTATAGAGTTTAGTGCCATCATCACGAATATAGAAGTCATAGATTTCTGTGACTTGAGTTCCAATACCAAGTTGATTACTGGCATTAATGGTAGCACTATCAATCTCATATGGAGTAGAGAGAGTCCATTCCGTAATTGTCAGTGTATTTTGATCACCGACATACAGTTTTGTTCCATCTGGTCTCATGAAGATTGCCTGCAGATCATTCTTAGATCCATCAACAAGGTTCTGACCCTTTTGATAATTCAACTTCGAAACATCAAATCCATAGAACTCTTCTAACTTTGCAAATGCGGTTGTAATACCAGTAATTACACCAGTGTAACCCTGAACATTAGATTCGAGAATTCCAGAAACAAGTTCAGTATTTACCGTTGTGGTAGAACCGATACCTGCTGTAGAGAATCCAGCAATCAGAAGACCACCGAAGTTTGTATCTGGATCACTAACAGGATCAACACCAAGGAACAAAGAGGTATCTTCAACAAAAATCTCAGTGTCAGTTGTAGCAACATTCTTGAGGAGATTTGCTGTTGGATAAATCTGTGCCTCGATAGAATCCCTTGCTTTAGAAATAAACTCACCACCAAGAACTCTATCGACCTTTTGCTTAGTCCAAGCAATTGGTTTTGGTTCCGTTGTACTTACACCATCACCTCTATAGAGAGACGTTTCCAACTCACTAGAAGATGTAATACCAACGATAGCACGCTCATACTCTTGAGAAAGGTTGTCAAATGTTCTTGTAGCATCATTAGTTTCAATCAGAGGAGTTCTCTTCATGAAGATGTTGTCACCAACCTTGATTGTTTCAGTGACGTTTGTCAGGAAACTATCAGTTCCAACTGTTCCTCTGTAGAAGAAGATAGAAATATTATCTTCTGGTGCAGGTGGTTCTGCAAAGGTGATTGAAGTTCCACCAAAGAACTCATATGCCTCATTAGGTTCCTGAAGAACACCATTAATAAAGACGAGAAGTAAAGATTCGAGTTCAATTTGAGCAGAGTCGGCATCATTCTTATCAACCTCAAAACTGATGAGTTGATCGTTATACGCAAGAGGGAATCTAGTTCTGCTTCCATCTTGGAATGGTTTTACACTATCAATGTAATCAAGTTCACCAAACTGCCAAGCAGCAAACGAATCTTCGAAGGTATCAACAACAGTGATTTCAAATTGTTTGAAATCATCACCAGCAAGAGGATCGGTAGTCATACCAACAACTCTTACAACGTCACCTCTTCTGAAGGCATATCCTTCTTTAGATGCTACAAACTCTTGAACCTCAAACAGAGTCGCACCGATACCAGTTCTTACAACACCACCAGCACCAACATAGGTGTAAGAAACAGTAGTGGTAGCAGCACCAATGTTAACCGTGAAAGTATTTTCATCAATGTATTGCAGAACAGTATAATCATAACTAACCGATGGTCCTGGGAAGAATAACCCACCATCTCCAAGTGGAGCATATGGTTCAAACTCAATATTATTCAACTTGATAATATCTCCAGTCGTATGACCGTGACCGACAACACTAACGGTTGACAAACCAGTTGCTTCATCGTAGATAAAATCTACAATTGGTTGAGAGTTATAACTTGTATTAATTCCAAGAACACCGACAGTGATCGACATTCCAATTCCAGTTGCAGTGGTAATACCATCAGCAAGTCTAGAAACACCCTCAACAATCAGATTATCATAACG